AAATTCAAGTATTATGGCTATGTGGTTAGGCAAAGTTTATCTTGGACAAACCGATAAGATACAAAACACTGACGACAATGTTCCTTTGCCAATCTATGACATCATAGAACACGAAGAACCAAAAGAAATTATTGAACTGAAAGCAGAAGATGGCAAGTAAATGTATATTTTGTAAAAGAGAAATGAACAACAAGCTTGAACAACATATCAAAGCTTGTCATAAGTGCATTGTTGATTTGCTTATGAAAAAGCATAACTTAAAAGTTAAAAAACAAGCACCAATAAAATTGAACTTAAAAAAGTATGAGTAAATTTAGTTTATTAAAACGAGATAAGAACCCAAAAGGTGGTCTTAGCAGTTCTGGCAGAAGAAGATACAACAAAGCTACAGGTGGCAATTTAAGACCACCAGTTAAATCAAGACCAGATACTTTGACTGAGTATAGACGCAAAGGTTCGTTCCTAGTTAGAATGGGTAGTAGTCAAGGCAGACTATTTGACTCTAAGGGTCGTAAAACAAGATTAAAGCTAAGCTTAGAAGCTTGGGGTTATAGAGGTAAAAGCAAACCTGAAGCAGTAGCTTTAGGCAGAAGGTATTTAAGAACATATCAAAATAAAAAGAAATGATACAATGTGTGGGCGAAAGAAACCAAAGATGCTAGATAAGAAAATGCGAGGAAGCCATGACTTAGAAGTTAGGATATACAACTTAATGAAACAAGCTGATCTTGACCAAGAAGAAATACAAAGATTAAACCTAATAATTAAAAAGTTAGAAGAAGATTTAGAGAACATACATAAGTCTGTAAACTAAATGCTAAAAGCTTTTGTTACTGGTGCTGACAAAGATTATATAGACATTTTAGATTGGTTCTTAAAAGGTTATCATAAACATATTAATATTCCATTATACATAGCTAATTTTGGAATGTTGAAACAATATCCTAATTCATTCTTAGTTGCTTCAGATGGCAGGACTTGGTTTTATAAACCTAAAGCAATAGAAAAAGTACCAGCAGATAAAATCATTTGGTTAGATTCCGACATAGAAATCAAAGAAGATATATCTGATTTGTTTGATATGCTAGATGACTGCGATTATCTTGTTAGTAAAGACCATGCAGTTAGAACTGACAGATGGCAAACTGGAATAGTAGGCATAAACAATAAACAAGTTCTAAAGAAATGGTTTGATAGATGTGAGATGAGACAAGAGAGATCAGATCAAGAAGCTTTTGCTAAAGTACAGCACGAGTTTAAGATAAACAGAATACCAAATGAATATCATGGTTTAAGACTAGGTAAGAATAATGATATAGCCAAGACAATTCATTGGACAGGAGAAGAAGGCAAAAAGATCATTAGGAGTAAATATGTTTAACCCATACGAATATTTTAAAGGCAAAAATGTTTTATTAATTGGTAATGGCGAGAAAATAAACCAGATTGATTATAGCAAATTCAATTCAATAGTTAGAATGAATCTTGGAGTGCAAGACAAACCATGTGATGTTTGGATTAACAATCTAGTCTATGAGGGTCATAATATGCTTAAAGAAATTCCTCAGATTAGATGTATTGTAAGATTAAACTTTGAAAAAGATGGTAAGAGAGCAGAACGTATGCCTGATTGGGTTAAGAAAAAAGCTTGGTTATGGAATAGCTTTGATTATAGTCAAATGACACAAAGATATAATTACCAAAGACCAACTACTGGTTTTGTTGCAATCTATTGGTTACTTAATCACTGCCAATGCAAAGTAACTATTACAGCATTTGATTCCTTTAAAACAAAGAATAGATATACAATGGAAGAAGTACATCATATTGGAACTCCCAAAGGATATAACCATGATGTTAAATTAGAAGAAGAAGTTATTACAAAGTTAATTCAAAGAGGAATTATTAATGCCATTTAGTAAACCACAACTAGACGTATATACTTGTCCAAAAAGATTTAGAGTTTTAATTACAGGAAGAAGATTTGGCAAAACTCACCTAGCCATGTATGAACTATTAAGATTTGCAAGTCGTAAACCCAACTCAAAGATATTCTATGTAGCACCTACTTACAGAATGTCTAAAGAGATTATGTGGAAACAAATCAAAAGACTTACTACTGAAAAGAGATGGATTAAATATGCTAATGAAACAGAACTATCTTTAGTGCTTAGGAATGGTTCGCAGATTAGTTTAAAAGGTGCAGATAAATCACCAGACAATTTACGAGGAGTGGGATTAGACTTCTTACTGTTAGATGAGTATGCAGATATACCAGTTGAAGCTTGGACAGAAGTTCTGCGACCAACAATATCAGATAAGCACGTTACAGGAAATGTATTATTCATAGGAACACCTAGAGGATTTGGTAACTGGTCTTATGAGATATATCAAAAGGGTTTAGGTGATGACCCTGAGTGGAAATCATTTAAGTTTACAACATTAGATGGTGGTCAAGTTGATGCAGAAGAAATAGAACAAGCAAAAAAAGATTTAGACGAGAGAACATTTAGACAAGAGTATTTAGCTTCATTTGAAACATACTCAGGAGTTGTTTATTACAACTTTGATAGAGAACAAAACGTGCAAGAATGTAAGTACGACAAAGATGCTATTATACATATTGGCTTGGACTTTAACATAGACCCAATGTCAGCTTGTCTATTCCATGTTAAGAATGGCATAGCTTATGTATTTGATGAGATAGTTATTTATAGTTCTAATACTGATGAATTTATTGATGAATTGTTATCTAGGTATAATAAATCTAAAATGATTGTTTACCCTGACCCAGCATCTAGACAACGTAAAACTTCTGCTGGTGGTCGCACCGATCTAACTATCTTGCAAAATGCAGGTTTAAATGTTAAAGCTAAATCTACTCATGCTTTAGTTAGAGATAGAGTTAATTCTGTGAACAGTAAACTAAAAGCATTTGATGGAAAGAGAAGTATTTTTATTAATCCTTCTTGCAAAACACTAATTAATAGCTTAATGAAACAAGTTTATAAAGAAGGTACAAATCAACCTGAAAAGAACAATGGCTACGATCACATGACTGACGCACTAGGTTACGCAATAGAATACATTTTCCCAATTACTTCAAACTTACCTAAATCAGAACCTAAGAGATTTTCATAATGGCTTACACAAGAAAACAAATAGAACAGCAACATTCACAATACAAAGGTATGATGCCTAGATGGGAATATTTCATCAGATCATATTTAGGTGGCAAAGAATATCAAGATGGAAAGTTCTTACAAGAATATCAATTAGAATTAGAATCAGAATACTTTAAAAGACTTGCTTACACACCACTAGACAATCATGCTAGAAACGTAATTGATATTTATTCATCATTTCTATTTAGAGTTCCACCAACTAGAGAACTTGGAACATTACAAGACGACCCATCAGTAGATCAATTCTTAGATGATGCAGATTATGAAGGTAGAACATTTGATGCTCTAATGAGAGAAGTACAAAACTATGCTTCTGTTTATGGACATTGTTGGATTCTCGTGGATAAACCATCTACGAATGTAATGACTAGAGGAGAAGAACTAGAACAAAACATTAGACCATATTTAAACATATATACTCCTGAGAACGTATTAGACTGGAAGTATGCAAGATCACCAAACGGATATTACTATTTAGAATATTTAAAAATTAGAGAATCTATTGAAGATGACAAAGAATGTTATAAGATTTGGTACGAAGATAAAATAGACACAGTATTTTTACCAACATCAAATAGAGATGAACCAGTTTTAGTAGAGTCAGTTCCTAATCCTATTGGGAAGATTCCTGCTGTTATTTTATACAATCAAAGATCACCTATGAGAGGTTTAGGAGTTTCTGATTTAACTGATATAGCTGATTTACAAAAATCTATTTACAATGAACTATCTGAGATTGAACAAATTATTAGAATATCAAATCACCCAAGCTTAGTTAAGACAAGAGATACAGAAGCAGTCGGTGGTGCAGGTTCTATTATAGAAATTCCTGATAACATTGATGCTAATTTAAAACCTTATATCTTACAACCAAGTGGAAGCAATTTAGATGGAGTATTAAAATCAATCGCACATAAAGTAGAATCAATTAATAGATTATCTCATGTAGGTTCTATAAGAGCAACTGGTGAGAGAGTACAATCTGGTATTGCACTAAGAACTGAATTCCAATTACTAAATGCTAGACTTGCACAAAAAGCAAAACTAATGGAACTTGCTGAAGAACAAATTTGGAGACTATTTGCACTATGGCAAGAGACAGTATTTGATGGAGAAATTATGTACCCTACTTCATTTGACATTAGAGATTGGGCAACTGATTTAGAATTATTACAACAAGCAAAAGCTTCTAATATTAAATCAACTACATTCACTAAAGAACTAGATAAACAAATAGCTAGAACTGTAATTGATAATGATGAAACTTTAGTTGTAATAGATCAAGAGATTGAAGATAATACTCAGGCACTTGGAGAGTTTAGACCACAACCAATAACATTACCTACAATTTAATGTGGCACAAGATTTATTACAGCAACTTCAAAGCATACGAGAAAAAGCAGTAAATAATTTAGAAGCACAACATCAAAGATTATTAAACGATACTTTAAAAACTTTAGAGACTAGAGTAATACAAGCTGTATCTGAACTTCCAATTCAAGATGGTGCATTATTCAATACAAGACTCGCTATTGAGATTAGACCAAAACTACAACAAGCAATAGAAGAACTTTACTTAGCTAGAGTTCAAACATTCATTAATGACTATGACAAGATTGCAGGAACGATTGTTGCAACTTATGGAAAGCTTCCTATTCCTAATGAGTTTAAACAAATTACTGAAGCTGATTTAGTTACTATTCAACAACTAAAGAAGATTGCATTTACACAATTTCAAAACTTAGCTACTGAATTTACCAACACATTAGCACAAGAAGTTTATCAATCTACATTAGTAGGCAAACCTTTTGCAGAAGTAGTTGATTCTTTAAGAAGCAAGATCAATGGAATCTACCAACAATCAGATGACAGAAAAAGACAAGAACTTGTGGAGTTCGTACAAAAACAAAAAATCGCTGGTAAAACCAACACAGAAGATTTTAAAACAGCAGTAGATGAACTTAAACAAACTTATGGTTCAACAGTTACAGGTGCTAATCTTGCAGTATATTCATCTCAAATAGTACAAGATGCTTTAATGGGATTTGATGGACAGTTTGCAAAGTTTAGAGCAGATGAATTAGGTTTAACTAGCTATGTTTATTATGGTTCAATCATTAGAGACAGTAGAGATTTCTGCGTAGAACACGCAAACAAAGTATTTACAGAAGAAGAAGCTAGAGAACTATGGCAGAATGATTGGCAAGGCAAATCTGGTAGCGACCCATTTATTGATAGAGGTGGATATAATTGTCGTCATCATTGGCAACCAGTAGATACTGATTGGGGTACTGTTAAAGAAGATGGTACTTTTGAATACACAATAGATTAGAACATTTTAGCAACAACTTTGTTGCATTTTTACAATTATCTTGATAATTGACAATTATAACAATATAGAAGGAGAACAAACAATGAACGACAAAGTAAAAGAGTCGGTTGAGAATACAGCATCTCAAGACAATGCTGGAGTAGAAGTTTCAACAAATCAAGAAATTGAAAATAAAGTTTTTACTGCCGATCAGTTAGAACAAATAGTTCAAAGAAGATTAGATAGATATAAAAAATCTGTTTCTAATAAACTTGATGGAATAGACATTGAAGAAGCTAAGAAGTTACTTCAAGAGAAAAAAGAAAAGGAACTAGAAATCGCTAAACAACGTGGCGAGTTTGATAAAGTTCTGAAGGAAACAGTATCAAAAAAGGATTCAAAAATTCAATCGTTGGAGACTGAATTAAAAAGGATTCGTATAGACGAAACTTTAGTCAATGTAGCTAGTGGAATGAAAGCTGTTAAACCAGCAGAAGTTAAACAACTACTAAGATCAAATGTTAGACTTAACGAACAAGGTTCTGTTGAAGTTATCAACGAAGATGGAACTCCTAGATATTCAGACAAAGGTGAACCAATGTCAGTTAATGAATTGGTAGCCGAATATTTAAAAAACAACCCACATCATGTTTCCTCT